TTAATTACAAGTACGTAATCGCCTTGGTCTACTTCATTAGTTCCTGAACCGCTTGTATCATAGTCTGTTGCGCGGGTTAATACCCATGCCACGGAACCGGAGCCTTGATTAGTTACAGTGTAAACGCCGTTTTGCGCTTGCGTGGTTTGATTTTTGACTAATACGCGGGTTGCGTTAGTTACGTCGGTGCCAGTAAACGTGTGGCCATCAATTACTAATACAGCTAAAGTTCCTGAGTTAGTTAAAGTTGCTCCGACTCCGCTTGTGCCGTTGTTATATGTTGCCGTTAAATTTGCAGTGGTTGCCCATTGAGCCGCCGCGTGGAAGTTAATGCCTGACGCAATAGAATCAGCATACGATTTATTGACAATATCATTTACGCCAGACGGCGCGGTAGTAATTGTGCCTGTAGTTAATGCAACGCTAGTTAATGCGCTAAACGAAGGTAATGACCCCGTGCCAGTAGAAGTTAAAAGCGTGCCTACCGCGCCAGGCGAAACTTTTGATAGAGATGTTGTTGTGTTAGCCGCAAGAATATCACCAACCGTGTAAGACGCAAAACCTGTACCGCCGGACGAAGCCACCAAAGTAGACGTAAGCCCTGCTGCACTGCCGCTTATGTTTGTTGACCAAGTCGGCACACCCGTGCCGCCTGACACTAATACTTGCCCGCTTGTTCCTGCCGCCGTGTACCCTTGCGCGGATGTTGACGCGCCCCATACAACTGATCCAGGGGTAGGCGCTGTACTTATGCCAGTACCGCCGCTACCAACAGCAATCGCGGTATTAAATGTTTTAGCGCCTGTAATTGTTTGCGCGCCTGCAAGCGCAACAAAAGAACCTGATCCACCTATAGCAACAACAGACGACGATGCGGATGAGGTGCCGCCAGAACCAATATATAAAATTTGATCGGCTTCGTTATAGGCTAATTCAGATTGAACCGCGTCCGAAGTTGAGGGAGCACCAGTAGCAGCTCTACGCTTAATTTGAATCTTATTTGCCATGATTAACCTTTAGTAATTCCCGCCGTCAACGCTTGCGCTTGTGTTTCCAAAACCCCCATTAACAACAGGTAAGGGGGTACCGCTATATGTTACGGCCAATGTTCCGCTAGTAGTTATTGGCGATCCTGTAACTGTTAAAACAGAAGGAACTGACATAGCTACTGAAGTTACTGTACCCGTACCTGGGCCGCCCCCGCCACCTTCGTTAGCTTTATTAAGCAGGTTAAGAAAAAACCTATACCAATCCCGCGAAACTAACCCTGTTCTAGAGTCAACAATTTCTGATTGGTTTTTAGGTATTTGTGGTTCGTTATCGGTGTTAGGCATTAGTACCGGACAAATTTAATTCGGCACCCATAATGGCAATTTTTACCGGATCGGTGCCAGATATTTCATACACTCGGTCACGCAGCTTGTCGGTCATTCCTAGCCGACGCCAGAACGCACGGAATCCATACGCCCCTATTTTGCCCATGCCCGCCCAATGTTCATTAGACCACGTATGGCCACCATCATCAGACCAACGAAGAACTACTTTAGGATCATTACCTTGCCCTATGTTCAAACCCACACCTGTCTCACAATCTAACTGCAACGCATGCTGAGCTGTACGTTTTAAATTGTTTTGATTGGTAGGTATTGCGCGCCACGATCTCAACCATTTTTGTGGGAAGGTATCGTCAGCAAATACATCTAAATCATACGCATAAATTTTGTTGTTTTCAAAATCGCCCACTACCACTTCATTGTTAAAAAACATTTGGCAGTTAGCACGATGGCGTATAAATTGACCGTTAGCAAACCCAGCACGTTCATGCCACGCTTGAGTTGCCGCGTCAAACACCCATGTTTTTTGAGCAGTAGGAAATGACAACACGTAAAACGAATGGCCGTCTTGCTGGTATGTAAAACCAATAGCGTCAGAAATAGTGCCGTAACTTTGAATAGCGTACTCAACCGCGTGAGTTGAAATGCGCTGACCAGAATAACCATTAGCCCTAAACACGATACCTTGACCTCGAGCGTCTGCCCCTAGCCAAAATAACGAGTTATCCATCTTAGCCACCGAATACGTAGCCGCGCAGCCTACTTCGTTGACCGCACCTTGAATGCGAGCTAAAGGAAACGGTGTAGTAGCTGCGTCGTACCAAACTTCAACTGATTGGGTGCCAAACACCCAAACTTCGCGGTGGTCAACAAACAGCGACACCAAATTGTCTGGCATACCTTCAGCACTGGCAAAACTTAACGGGTTAATCTGAGTACCATCCAGTAACTCAGACGTCCAAAATTTTTGGGAGTTAGGTTCTTGAAACACAAAATACCCATCCAAGTACCCGACAGTTACCGCGCCTGGAAAGTCTACGTCCGTAATTTTGGCAAACGCCGATGTGGCCGCATCAAAAATGTACCCGTCAGGGTTAGCCGCAATAAACAATTGCGTGCCGTTGTCCACCATTGATACGGGGCCAGTACCGCTAACATTACCTAGCGGTGTAGCCGCCCAAGAAGAATTTATTTGATACAACTTACTGCCGGACACGGCATACCCGTAGTTGCCGTACTGCCATAGCCCACGGATAGGGCCAGTACCCACGTTAGCTAACTTACGTAACCCTGGCGCGCGGTTTAAAAACCCTGCGTCCTTACCTTCTGGCGCGGGAGTAGCTTCTGGATACAGGTTGACCATACGACTATCCGCAGCGTTAACACTGCGAGCAACATACGATTGGCCAAGAATAGGCGTCTGCATAGGTTAGTAGTTACCGGCATAAATGTTAAATCGTTGGCGATTAGCCACCAGAGCATACGGCATGCTCATAATGTCGTCAGGATTATTGATGCGTTTCAGGTTGCGCTTAGACGTCATTGCAATGCGTTGCACAGTCTGAGGCGGCTCAACGCCAAACTCATTGGCAATTTCGCAGGCAAGATTATATTTAAACGCACGCAAGTAACCTGGCGGAAACGTCAAATTAGTATTCAACGTAGCGGGCTTATCTAACTCTTGTACGCTAATAAAATGCCACTCCAAAATCCTTGTAGGTTTTGGATAGACAGTCATTTGAATGTTCGGGTATTCCATGTTGATCCACATGACTTGTGGATACGTAGACGTTACCGTTTTGACGGCAATACCATCATATTGCTGTTGATTGATAAATTTAATACCAAACGATACATTAGTGCTAGGATCGCGGAAGTAAGTCGCGTCGTCTAGCAAAACGGGGCGTAATCCATCAAACCCGCCGATACTTGCGCCTGTAGGGCCAAGATGCTGTTGAATTTCGCCCGCAGGCCACAAGAATGTTTGATCAATCGTATTAAAAACACACAAGCGTTCCGTATTCCACGAATCAAGCATTTGATTCATAGCAGTTAACGCGTCTTGTGCGGCTTGTGCCGACGGTTCTTCACCTTCGGCCAGTTGGCCTATTAGCCTAAGTGATGCTTTAATCTGGTCGAAAGCGGTGGTCATGCTGGCTCCTTTAAGCTGCCGCCTCTACAGTTGGACGGCTACGACGACGTTTAACTTCCAACTCATTAGCTGGTGCCGCTTCTTCGGGAGCCGAAGGCGTGTCGTGAGTATACCTCACCCACCCGTTTTGTTCATCTGCTACCGCTTCTAATTCCATCGTAGCAACTTTAGTGCCGTGTGTTGGGTGTTGTAGGTATATATTCATAAGAGTAACGGGGCCGAAGCCCCGTTTAATTAAGATGCGCCGTGGATAATAGAAAAGTTAATAACTACTGCTTCTGAATATGAAGTCGCCGTAGTTAAATTACGCAACGTGATTGAAGCAGACCCCGCAGTCATGTTAGAGACATACGTTGTATAAGCCCCAGCGGTACTGCCCGTAGTAACACTGGAAATACACACAATAATCGTGTCGTTCGCAGAAATTAAAGTATTGTTTAGCGTAAATGACACAGCAGTGCTGCCTGCCAATGCTGCGTTATTCATAGTTATTTGACCAGCAGATTTATTCAACGTAACGGCTGTTGATTTGCTAGTCGCTTGAGTTACAGTTCCTTGCGCAGCAGCAGAATAGCCGATTTCGGAAGTAGCGTAAACAGTGGTGCCAACAATAGTTGAGGGCGTAGTTGCACCAATCGTGCCGCCGTCAATGTCTTGGTCGCTGTACGCAACGCCAATTGATTTGGTATTGCCCATTTTCTAATCCTTTTAAGAAAACGGGAGCCGAAGCCCCCGTCAAATTTAAGCCATACGATACAAAGTCCAAGCGCCCGTAGCACTTTTACGTGCGCGGAATGCTTGAGCTGTACCCGCAGTAGCAACAATAGTCATTAGACCGACTAGCGTCCAACCGGTATTGGTGACTAACGTAATAACGCCAGACGTATTACCGTCTACGTTAATTACCGAAAAGTCAAACGACACGCCAGACTTGTCAGAGTTTGGCAGTGCGGTTTCCAAATCCGCGACGGTAGGCAGCGTGTAACTTGCTGCTGATGCGCCAGGGCTACCCAACAAAATGCCGTTTAAAATCTGAGCCGCAGTTAAAGTTGCGGTTGCAGTAGCAGTTGCTGGGACAGGAATTGCGTCAAGAATTGTTTCGTTAAGATTGCCAGCGCCGATTTGATAGCCGCCTGAACCATTTGGAAGTGCCATGATAATTTCCTTTAAAAAGAGTCGTTAATGAGGGCCGTAGCCCTCACCAAAGTTAGCCCCAAATACGGCAAGCCATTTGCGGACGAATTGTGCTAAAGCCGTACAGAACGTCAATACGGCAAGGCAAACGGTCATTATTAATGTCGTATTGACGAACAATACGCATCGAAATGCCGTTGTGGACTTGGCGGGAAGCCATGTCAACGCCTTGTGGCATCAGCAAGTCAGCAGTAGCAAGCGTGATTGCATCTTTGTGGTAGACCAAGTTTTGCGAATACTGAGTAGCAGCAGAACCCAACATAGTTACCACAGCGCCAGAAGCTGGCAGTACATCAACAGTAGCCAGAGCTTGGCCTGCCGAGTACAGCGCAGGGCTAATCGACAAAGTGGCAGTTGAAGAACCAGAAGCAACGGCAGTTACAACAAACTGTTGCAACGAACCAGTAGACTCACGAGTTTGTGGGTTAACTGCATTCACAGCAGCAATAGTAAATACGTCGCCAACGTTCCAAGTTTTGCTCGAACCAGTAAAGCTGATTGGCAGAGTTGACTGACCTTCAGTAGTGACTGTCGAAGTAACAGTAATTGAAGTCCCCCAAGAACCAGTAAGGTGCTGTTTGATTGACTGAGACATATTGACTTCATCAAAGCCCAATACGCCTTCGCCCATCATACCGTTTTTAAATTGACGGCTGACAGTGTCTGTTGGGTTAAACAGACCTTTCATGCCTTCAACCAAACCAGCGTTAGCGGCTGGGTTAACGGTTGCATAACGTGATGACATCACGGCAGCAGCTTCGTTTAGTTTCTGTTGAGCTTGCAACAGAACCAATGAAGTCGATGGTGTGGTGCCTGGAGTGCCAACAGATGCAAAAATGTTTTTGTACGCATTTGCAACGTCAGCGTCGATAGACGAAGCCAATTGCGAAATACGAGGTTTCAACACACGCTCAGCAAAGTCATCCAACTGCATAGTCAATTCAGCAGAGGTGAAGTTAATGCCGATGTGCTTTTGGCTAGCAACAGTCAAAGTAGTAAATTGCTCGTTGTCGTCCTGAGTTTGCAGGGCAGCACCGTCAGTTACCAAAGCACGATCCGGTAAACGGATACGCAGTGTGGAACCAATTTTAGCGCCTTCAACAGCGAAAGAATCGTCGTATTGACGGTTTACATTACGGGAGATTACCAGATTGTTCTCGAGGATTTCGAGAGCTTTTCTAGTAATCATGTCGATGGTTAGAATCGAGTTTGCCATGATATTCCTTAAAAAAGTTAGCGGTTACGTTTAGCTTCCCATTTCCTAATTTGACGCTGGCGCTCCGCTTCAATCCACTCAGACGTGCTCATACTTTTTACTGAGCGCGGGTCTGTTGTGTCATGCGTCGGTGCGCTAGTGCCGCGGCCAGAAATTGGCGCTATAGGCGGTGGGGCGCTTGTCGTTTTCTTTAAAATTGGCGCGGAAGAAATTTTTTCTTCTAATTTACCAATTTCTTTAGCTTGTAAAAACGGCGTTAAACGCGAAATTCTGTCAGCTTCGCGGGGATTAGTGCCTAGATAATACGCTAGGTCTGGCCCTATATCCGACGCTTGAATAGTCTCCGCCATCACGGATGTAATAGGAAGTTTAGGGTTGTATGCGACTTGTTCAAAATCCTCATACTTGCCACGAGCTTCTTCTTCACGATCCTGATATGCTTCAAGCATATCCATCTTTTGCCGATCAACTTCACGCTTAGCCAGTAGTTCTTCCGCTTTACGAGTAGCTAACGCATCAGCATACTCATCAACGGAGTTAAACTGCTCTGGTGTGGGTAGCTCGCTTGATCCCATAGGCGCTTCTTGCACCTTACGAGTTTGCTCCCTTTCCCACTTACGCTGTTCTCTTGCAAGCCTTTTGCCTACGATTGCATCCAATTCTTCTTGTGTGAAGGTCTTGGTCTGCTGTTCGGTCGGCTGTTCATTCTCCGGCGCTTGTATTTCTTCAGCTACAGGCTCTGCCGTCGGTGCCTGTTCTGGCGCGGGTGAATCCGCTACTTCAATTTGAATCTCTTCAGACATTGTCGATTCC